CGCGACCGCATTCAGCGGTGCGACGTCTCTGACGCCCACCACCTACCAGAATCTGCAGTACATTCTCTGGACCAACTTCATCTACCTGGATCAGACCGAGCGTGACTACTTCTCCAAGACGTCCCAGGATATGCTGATCACCCAGGTCCAGCGTCAGTTTGTGCCGAACACCCCCGTGATGGAGTTGGCCTTTGCTCACCCGGTCAAGTACCTGGCGTTCCAGTCGAACAACTACGTCCAGGCGTACACCATGAGTGCGACCAACGCATCCTCTCTGCAGCTCAAGACGCAGGTGAACGGCACGGACATTGGCGAGTCTCGTTCCCTGCTGTCGTGGGTGGATGCCAACCAGTATTACCACACGCCCAACGGCTACGCTCCGTACAGCGGTGCCGTCTCCAACGTGGCGATCGTGCCGTACTGCCTGGACACGTCCAAGCTGCAGCCGACCGGTACCCTCAACTTCTCGCGCATTGACACCTACCGTCTGATTACGCCGTCCAACATCACTCTGCAGAGCATCGTGCAGGGCACGACGTCTGGATCGACGGCTGCTGCCGGTATGTCTGCGTCTCCGTACATCTACGCGGTCAACTATAACGTGCTCCGTATCCAGAACGGTATGGGTGCCGTCTTGTATTCTTCTTAAAATCTCGCTAAAACCTAGATGAGTAGCGTCGGAGGTGCGCAGCTCTTAGCCGAAGGGCCACAGGACGAGTGGCTTTCAGGCACCCCCCAAGTTTCATTTTTTCGATCGGTGTATCGGCACAGCGTGCCATTTGGTACCGAACTCAAAAAAATGAATTTTGATGCAGATGGATCGTGTCGTTTTGACAGATACGGCGATCTCCTCGGGCCGTGTCATCTCACGGCGCACGACAAGGTGACTGGACAGCTTGTGCCTTTGAACTCATGGGCAGGAATCATCGATTCGGTCGAGCTCGTCATTGGTGGTCAGCTCGTCGACACGCAAGACTATGTGTACTCGTCGCAGGTGTGGCCGGTGCTCGAGGCGTCGACGTGGTCGCAGCGCGAGCCAACACCGACGGGATTTTACCCTTTGCACTTTTTCTTTTGCCAAGACTGGTCACGCGCATTCCCTCTGTGCGCACTCAAATACCATGATCTCACGATTCGTATCAAGACGTTGTCGACCACATACACCATTCAGATGTGGGCGTCGCTTCTCCATCTCAGCGAAGTCGAACGCAGTTGGTTTGTAGATCAGCCACACCAGCTCCTCATCACGCAGTCGCAACGTACACGCATCACTGCAGACCAGAATGAGTTTCAGCGTTTCGCCGGCCCGATCAAGTACCTGGCGACCCAGGTTTTCGATTACCAACGTTTGTTCACCCCTGTCACGGCACCGACGCCCGTGACGCTCGACACGACAACCACGCAAACGTACACGGTCAATTACTACAATCCGTACAATCAATCAATCACATGGTCACATACAACTCCTCTGCCGGCAGGCGTCACCGTGACGTCTCAGACAAACACAGCGATTGTGTTTACGATTGCAGCCGGGACGCTTTTCCCGACGACTGCATTGAATGTGACAGCAACAATAATAACACCCTAGAGTATGAGCGCGACCTTCGTGCTGGCTACAGGTGTACGGCCAGTACTGAGTGCCGTAGACCAAACACTGGATACGACGACGCAAAAGACATTCCAGGTGCTCCAGACGGCTGCAACGTCAGGCACGGGAACCATTACGTGGTCATATTCACTTCCAGACGGAGTGTCCGTCTTTACGTCCGGCGGGACCCAGATTACATTTTTGATCCCGGCGGGTTTGATCATACGGCCACAGATGTTCACCGTGACGGCGACAAACGAAGTGGGTCAGCGGTCAGTCACAACGGTGAGGCTTGCATCCGGTCCCAAACCCATCGTTATTTCGCCCGGCCCTCTCACGTTTAACACGTCGACCGTGGGACGCACGTTCAGGGTTGTTCAATCAGTCTCTGCACCGGGTCAGATCACATGGTCATACAACCTACCGATCAACGTGAATGTCATCTCGTCATCAAACAGTGAGATTATCTTTGGGATAAATGCCGGGAAGAACACCCCGTTAACACTCATGTCCGTCTCCGCCACGAACGAAGCAGGTATCGCCTCGACTCCTGTGGATTTTGACGTCAGTGCGTTCATCGCCCCCAACGTCACAGGCATGGATCAAAGATTCGACACGACAACCTACCAAACATTTAGCCTTGCACAGACGATACACCCGGAGGCGACTGGACCCATCACATGGTCATACACGGGTGGTGGAAGTCCAGCTCTTGCTTCCTCGGACGATACACAGATTACATTTTCGTTAACCATCGGAGGTCCGTATCGTGACAACGTGCCGTTCACAGTCACTGCGACCAACGTGCTCGGCGTCTCGGCATCGAAAACCATCGTTTTAACATCTGGTTCCCGGCCCATTCTGACATCTGCCGCAACAACCCTGATTGTCGACTCGAGCATCGCGCGCACATTCACAATCAATCAAACTGTGGCGCCTTCGGCAACCGGCCCACTCGTATGGAACGGTGGGTACCCGCCATCGACAATCTCGTACACGAGCGCGTCTAACACGGGCATAACGCTCAACGTCGCACAAGGGGCTATCATTTCAACGCCGGTTGTTTTTCCCGTCGTTGCGGCGAGTGGTATCACGCATCTCACGTCGGCACCTCTCGAGTTTTCAATCAAGGCGGCCGGGATACCCGCTCTCGTACCACCCGGTGCGCAGAATCTCGACACGCTCAGGACGAACGCATTTACGATCGCTCAGACTGGATCATATACCGGTCCCGTGTCATGGTCATACTCCCCGCAAGTCCCGGCGACACTCATAACGTCCGACGGCGGGATCACGTTTTCGTTTGCACCCGGAACGAGCTTCGGACCAACAACCGTCACGGTCGTGGCGACAAACGTCATCGGCGTGTCCGCATCTACAGCCTTCACGGTGACGGTAGCCGTGAAACCCGTGCTCGTATCGCCTTTTCAGCTTGCGCTCGACACGACGACCCAACAGACATTCACAATTGCACAGACATCTCCGGGTGCCATGTCATGGGCATATACGTTTCCGCCCGCCGGGGTGACAGTCGCAACGGCAGACTCGGGGATCACATTTACCGTCGCAGCCGAAACGTACTTTTCAACCAAAAACATGGTGGTAGAAGCGATAAACCTCGCTCAAGTTGCAACGATTCTCGGCGTCAATCTATCGGCCGGTGTTTCATCCACATTCATCATGAATTTTGGCGGGACAGACATTGGTTCCCCGACCGACGGCGGTGTCTTCCAAACGAATGGGCCTCCACCCGGGGCTGCATACCCATCCGCGTCACTCTTTCTGGCGTCACCGTCCAACCCACAGACGTATGACGTGTTTGGCCAGCCGTACGGAAACGGCGAGTACATCATGTCGGCATCGTCCGTGTCGAGAAACATGTCAAACGCCTTTTCATTCACGGAGAATGTCGAGTGGTCATCGTCGACCAGTGTGTACACCGCCGGGGCGTATACGGGCGCCCAAGTGACGTATGTTGACAGTGTCGCGCGCTCGGGCGAATGGATCCAACTTCAGATTCCAGATACAATCACGGTGACGTCGATCCAACTGATTGAGGTTGGTGGGTCAAATGCAACCAGCTATATCATCGCGGGGTCGAACGACGGTGCGGTATGGTACTCAGTCTATCAGGGAACGGGCAGTGCATCAGGCGCCGACTTTTTCACGACTGTGCTGAGTGTCACGGGAGTCACGACAGCATACATGACCTACAGGTACATTGCGACGGCGACCAATCCGGCGAGCACGCTCACAAGCCTCGGCGGCCTCCAGGTGATTGGTACCACCGAATACGTGTCACCAAAGCTCGTCAATCCGCGCAAGCTCACATTCATCGTGACGGCCGAACAGCTCTTCACGGTTCAGCAAACGTCCGATCCAGCCGCAACAGGTATACTCTCATGGTCAACCACACCATTCATCACGGACAATAGTCCGTCGCCGGCAACAGTGTCGACGCCAAACATTTCCATCGCAAACCCCTACACGAACGCAGTCGCCGGGTCGTTCACCGGCTTGATTGAGTTGACTGACCCGAAGCTCGACATTGACATTCTGCGCGCCGAATTTACAATTGAGTTTTGGGTCTACGGGACGTCGAGCACAAACTTTGGTACGATCATTTCACGTTCGTCGGCAGCCGCACTGGCAGCCCCTTTTGATTGGCAGTTTTTCCAGGATGCGTCGAGCACGTATTTCCAGATGAACACGTTCCGTGTGGGTGTTCAACGTAAGGTGCTTTCGCCATTTGTGTGGAACCACGTCGCAATTGTAAGTGATGGGAGAAACGTCGTGCTTTACATCAACGGCGTAGACAATGCACGGACGTCAATCATC